ATTTCATCAACAATGTTTTGCAATTCTGTGTCAGCTGGCAATGATTGTCTAGCCTCGGTCACAAACGCCTGGATGCCTTGCAGGTAAGCAATCGGGTCAGTGGCGCTGTGGTATTCCTCGGGGTACTTCCTGATCTTTTCGTACTTGCCCTGGAAGTTTTCGGCAAACTTGTCGGTCAGTTCTACGATTGCTGGGTAATACTTGCCAAGCGCTTTGTGCTTGCTGTAGCTGTCGGTACTCAGGTGGAGTAGATGCGTCACCGTGCTGCTGTGGAACAGCTGGGCAATGAACTCAGCAATATCGTCAATGTTCATATCTGTCCAAAAAGCGGGGGCGAACCCCCAAATAGGCAACTGCATTGAGAATGTAGCACATTACAGCGTCAATCCCTTGTTTGCTGCCCAGGCGTACAAGAATTCAATAAATTCGCTGCTCTCAGCTGTGGTGAACTTGTGGCTTTGCAGGCCCAGCTGGACAATGCGCTCACCATCCAGGCTCGGGCAGACCTTGCCAATCTTGCGGTTTGTATCGTGCGCCCACTGGTCAACCAGCAATCGTTTCCAATCATCAGGCGTCCAGGTGCTGCCTGCTGCCGCCATTGCTGTGCTGATTTTGCCGATTAAAGAATGAAACATTGCGTTTTGCTCGGTGCTGCGGCGGCTTTGCTTGATCTCGATGGTCATCTTGTGGCCTGCCATTAGCATGGATTTCAGCGTAGGCCAGATCACAGTCATCATTTCTTTGTGGGCCTGGACAGGCTCCCATACTGCGATCTTCATTCTTTTTCCTTTATCAATACATCAACACCAGCAGTCTCGGCATACACCTTTGTTGTGTGAATCTCCACCACTTGCGAGTCGTCAGCGTAAACAATGCCGTTCATGCCATCCATAAAAGATTTGACAACATTGTCAAGGTCTGGTTTCTTACATGGCCTCTCCAAGCCACTTAAACAGGCCTCAGTGCGCTTTTTGGAATAGGACTGTGGCACTGGTAGCCTAACGTAAATAAAAGCCTCTAACGCCGTTTTTAGCGGTTCGCTGCTGCCCATTGCTTGCAGGGCATAAAAACGTATTTGATCTTCGTAGCTGCTAGTTTTAGCATCGGTGTAGGTTTTAACAAAATTACCTCGCCTAGCAAACCGTGGCCTGCCTTTACCTCGGGGTTGGCCTGGCACTTCAAAGCAAATTTGCATCATTTCATTGCCTTAATCTTGGCAAGTATCATCGCTGTGATGCCGGGAAAATCCTGTTCCAGTTGTTGAAACCGTTTCACTAAGTAATCCCGTCTGCCAGCTTTTTGCGCTAGGTCGCCACCCGCCAAGGCCAGTTCCGCATACGTCTGCGTCAATGTCTCCAACCAGTTCAAGTGCTTGGGTAATGTCGGCGTAGGTGTGATTTTGTCCATCGCGCACCTCGTCTAGCAGTTTGTGGGCTTCAAAGTAATTAATTTTTCATTTCCTCGGTTAGATTTGAATTTTTTAATAAACTTGCGCGGTAATCCTGCATAGATTTACCTCTTGCAAATTGAGTGACGACACCAGTTTTTTTGTGTTTTCTCCAAACAGAGGCATCCACAATACCGCTTGCTGGTTCGATTGCTATTGTTTCAAACAATTCAACCAAAAGTTGCTTACGCCATACGTTAATTGTTCTCATTCTTCTAACGCCACCTTGCTGGTGAACAATACATTGGTATCCCATGGTTTTCCAAAAATCGTTAGCTTCTAAATCAAAACCACAGCGCAAGGTTATTGAGTTTGCTTTCATTTCAATGGCATATTGTTCTAAAACAGCAACAATTGCAGCGCCATATAATCTCCTCCTTGCATCATATTGAATGCAAACTTGGTGGCATTTCACATCGCCATACACGCCACTTCCAACATATAAATACCCGCAAGGTTCACCATTTAACATTCCGAGAAATAACCTGCCTTTTTCTTGTTCGCGTTCAAAAACTTGTTTTGGATAAAAAGAAAGAGCCTCGGCATTCTTTTTTTGCAACCCATCAATAAATTTAATCATTTCGGGGTGCGATTGAATAACAACAAAATCATCCATCACCACGGCTCCTTGTTGTACCAAGTGCTTACGGGCGGCACGCCTGGGCTGTCTTTGTCTGCCAAATATTGCTGATACGTCTTCGTGTTGCCAAACTTTGGCTGCTGCCATTGATGACGGCTGCATTTTGGTAGCTGCCCGTCAATGCAAACGCTCCAGCGGCTGCTGCACCCATCTACGCTGCAAAGCAGATCAGATTTGCCCTCGGGAATTTCCTCTTTTTTAAAGTTAGTAAGCGCCATGATATTTACCTTCCACAATCTTTGCAAAGTTGCTGGGTTTGAGAATCCATTCCAAATCGGCGGTAAATGCTCGCCCGTCTTTGTTGTTTACCTTGCCGACCAAGAACTTGGATTTGTTGATGTGCCCAAAAAAATCATCAAACCACTCCAAGACTGCGCTGACGGTTGCTGGCTTGTCTTTGCCCAGTTCTGTTGCCACTTCTCGCCAGCGTTGTCTCAGGTAGCTTTGTCTGGTAGCGTTCCAAACTTCCACTCGGCGCAGGGTTGGTAGCTGCTGATGGTACAGATCAATGACTCCCTGATGATTGCAATCTGGAATTTTTACCTCTGGGCCACCGTCAGGTGGACATATATTGGTATCTATTGGTTTATGGTTTATGGTTACTGGTTCATGGTTGCTATTAGGGGGTGTTAAGGGTGGCGATGGGGGGGCTATAGGGGGGCTATCACCTGCCTTTGCCCACCGCTTATCAGCACCTCGTTTTCCAGCCTCTGACAACAGGCGGTAGGCAGCAATTTCCTTGTCGGCTCGTGGGTTGATAAAGCCTGTGTCTGTACTGACAAAAAACTCATTGAGAACCGTTAGCACGTCCTGCTCTTGATCACGCATCCCAATCTGCCGGGCTATATCCCGCTGCTTAATGGGATGTTCGTGCAGGTAGTAATGATCTAAAAGTCGGCGAAAAGCCAAATCTTCCATCAGCGTCAAGTGATGGGTGTGAGACTTGTAGTCCCCAATGTGAAAACTAAAGTAATGCATGGCAACCTTACGTTCTAGGTTAAGCGTTACTGCTGGGTGGGCCTGGCAGGGCGGTAACGAATCGCCTTTTCCCCCGCTAAGGGTAGCCGTGCCCATATTATAACTTACCAAACCACTCTGGCCTGCTTGCCTGTAGCTGTTCCAGCCGTCTGTTCGGCATCTTGCGCCACTGCGCTACAGCAGGTGGTGTCACACCGAGCAGACGGGCCAGGGCTGACTTGCTGCCTGCCTTCTGTATAGCCTGGGCCAAAGTTGCATCGTGCGCTTTTTTCAATTGTTCAAGGGTTTGCATCCGCTAATTTTATAGCATTTCCTTAACATCCTATATACATAAAAGTTGTGTTTTTTGCGTTTTATATAACAATTCTATATAAAAATAAGTTAAAAAAGGGCTTGTGACGTTAAGAAAACGCTTATAATTACATCAATCCCCAGCAATTCCGTCAGGGGTATTTTTAGGAAACATTATGATAAAACCCATCAAAATCACATTGGCAAACCGCCCTGCTCTCATTGCTGCATTAGCTGCGGCAAACGGCAAGGCATCACAGCACATTGCGGATGCAACCGACATTTTGTGGCTGGCAAAAAAAGGCGAGGAACAGGTTGTCGCCTTAGTGGGCAGCAAAAAAGCTGCTGTCGGTGCCAAAGTGTACTGGCGCAGTGGATCTGCTCTGCCCAACGCCTACAAATATTCCAGGCGCGTTACTGGCGTCTACATCCAACGCAAAAGCAAAGATTGGTGGCTGACAAGCGCAGTCGGCGATGATGCTAGAAAAGAAGCAGGGGCAATCCGGATCACTCTCACCCAAACGCAAGATGCGCTCGCAAAAGCAAAGTTTAGCAGTCAGTATCGTGTTTCAACAACTTAAGGACACATCATGAGCATACCAACCCGATATCAACCAACGCCAAACGACTTGAAAGGTTTGTACAACCACCGTTTTGAAACTAGCGGTGGCTTAGTCATTGATTGCTATTTGTCCTACGAAGAAGAGGAACAAGAAACCCGTGACGAACCGGGCAGCCCTGCCAACATGGAACTGGTTTGGGCACTTGTTGGCGGCATTGACATTAGCGAAGTGCTTGAGGATTTGGCAGAAACAATTGAGGTTGAGGCATTGGAAGATTTAGACGGGCAAATAGATGATGCCAAATTTGAACGGGGTGAGGAATGAACTGGCTGGCAGCGGGATTGGTGGCCCTGGTGCTGGGCACTAGCCACTACTTAGACTGGCCTAGCGAGATTGAAGCAGCGCAGGATGCTGTAGCGGCTTACAAGGCAGCTAAGACTGAGCAAGAGCGCCAAGCCAGGTTTGAGGCAGCAGCGCAGCAGCTATGTGGTGAAAATGCAGGCTGGCGGCTACTTGCTGATGGCAATGTTCAATGCTTTACCCATCGTGGATTTAAAACCAAAAAGGTACAACTATGAAAATTGACGCAACTATTGAAGAAATCAACAAGATTGCAAACAGAGCATATGCTGGGGCTAACCCTGCTGATCGGCTGGCATTTGAGAATGGAATGTTGATAAGTGCGCTGCGGGAAATGTCCTGCTTGCTGGATAACGCTGTTGATCGTTGCAAGCAGTTAGAAATTGAATTGATGCATAAGGAAAATACATGAAGAAAATTATTGGAGCCACGAAAGCCTGGTTGCCCGATCACAGCCCGTTAAGCCCGGAAGAAATGCAGGGGGACAAGGCGATTCAACAATTGGCGTTTTGCACTGCCGACATGAAAACAAGCGGCTGGACTTACGTGGGCGAAGCCACTATTACGGTGGACATGATCTTGTCGCCTAGCGAATTAATCGCCAGCAAAATTGAAACCTTAAAAAGCCAACAAGCAAAGGTGCGTGTAGAGGCGCAAGAAAAGTGTAACCGGCTGGAGGACAAAATTCAAAACCTGCTGGCTATAACTTATGTAGATGACAAAAAGGAATCGACATGAACAATTTACAAGATTTGAGGAAACCATTTCCAGATCATCAAATTAGCTATTTGCCAAAAGGCGGTACAAAATTAGCATACGTAGGCCATGCGGCTTTGACTGATCGCTTGCTGGACGTTGACCCTGGCTGGACATGGGAGCCGTTGGCAATGAGTCCCCACGGCTTGCCCGTCATGGACGATCTGGGCGGTATGTGGATACGGTTAACAGTATGCGGTGTAACCAGGCTCGGCTACGGGCACGCTGGCAACAAGCAAGGCGGTGACGCCATCAAAGAAATCATTGGTGATGCTTTGCGAAATGCAGCAATGCGGTTTGGTGCGGCACTGGAGTTGTGGCACAAGGGCGATTTGCATCTGGATGCGGTAGATGATAGCAATACAGTAGATATTACTGATCATTTGCTGGCAATTGAAGGTAGCGGCAGCAGCGAACAATTAGCAATTTTGTACAAAGATGCGCTGGCGGCTTGTGAAGGAAACCAGATGCTTCAAGCCAAAGTTATTGCGGCTAAAAAAGCCAGAATCGACAAAGCTAAACAGGAACAAAAAAATGCATGAACAAGGCACAGAAGAATGGTTTGCTGCCAGATGTGGCAAAGTGACGGCAAGCAGGGCAGCAGATGTAATGACAAAAAAAGGCAGCGCAGCCAGGGCTAATCTGTCTGCCCAATTGGTACTGGAGCGCCTGACAAACACCAAAGGCGAATCGTTTAGCAGCGCAGCAATGCAATGGGGCGTAGACCAAGAGCCGTTTGCCAGGGCAGCGTATGAGGCTTACAGCGGCGTTTGGGTTGACACTGTAGGCTTTGTACAGCATCCCACGATTGAGCGTGCCGGGGCTAGTCCTGATGGCTTGGTGGGGCACGATGGGCTGGTTGAAATCAAGTGCCCCAACACCTCCACCATGATTGACACGCTGTTGACGGGCAAGGTGCCTGGCAATTACAGTACGCAAATGCAGATGCAAATGGCTTGCACGGGACGGGCCTGGTGCGACTATGCTGTGTTTGATTCTCGGATGCCTGTTAAAGCGCAGTTGTTTGTCAAGCGAGTGCAGCGTGATCAAAAATACATTGATGATTTGAACAAAGAAATCATTGCGTTTTTGGCCGAGGTAGAAATCAGTTATCAATTTTTAATCAATTACATAGAAAGCAAATAATGTCAGCAATCATAAAAGAACTTAGTTGCATTGTTGGCACATACACCAATGCCAAAGGTGAGAAAAAGAATCGCTATCAAAGGGTTGGCAGCATCATTCAAACCCAGCGGGGCGATATGGTAAAAATTGACGTTATCCCGTTAAAGGAAGGCGGCTGGGACGGCTGGGCATTTATCAATGATCCAAAGCCAAAAGAATATCAAGGCTTGCCCAAAGACGAAGACGATTTATCATTTTGAGGAGTAATCATGTACGCACGACACACCGATCCAGACACTAGCCACATAGCAATGCGTGATCCGTCTGCTATGGAGGCCGAGGTACTTAAAGTTATTCGCCGATATAAAAATGGCTGCATTGCTGAACAGCTTGAGCAGGCTTTGCCGCACATCCGAATTAACAGCATTACGCCCAGGCCAGCAGCGCTTATCCGCAAAGGATTGGTAATGGACACTGGTGAGCGCAGGCAAACATCAAACGGCTCTTGGCAAAGAGTGTTGATAGCGCTATGAATGATAACGACGATTATGAATTAATTATGTGGGCATATTTAATTGCTCACATAATTGTGATACTGCTTGCATTGGTTGGCGTTGCTGG